CAGACATTTTATGAATACGATGCCAAACGTAAAAGACAAATATGTAAAAACGTTCAAAGACCACCAGCCTGCGACAAAGGGGAATGCGTGGTTGGTCATAACAAAGGTAAGAAAGAAAAACAGCAGATCCAGTTAACTCCGAATACTGGTAGGATCAAGTTTTCTGCTGAAACAGACACATTTTCACCATAAAAGCCATACGTAGAGGCATTAATGCCGCGTAATAAATCCGGTGATTGTTTTGAGCCAGGGACACTGACTTGTTAGCAAATTTAAAACTTTGACGCAGTGAACGGTTGTTGAGATCCAACAACAGATGACAGTTAACTCAACCAAACGCACTTGGAATGCGCACTGTAACTGACAAATCGACGCATTTAGGCATTTCAGCTCAAGGCAGCCGGGCCAAATAAACCAAGAAGAAAGTGCGGTTTTAGACTCTCTCACCAGAGTAGAAGTACGAGACCAAAGGAGAGAAAGAAAGAAAAAGGAAACATGAACAATGCGAGTCTGGTTCACTCCGATTACCAGCAGGATCAAGTTTAACGCATTCGAGAACCTTCGCCAATCACACCAAGACGGCGAGAAGATTTCCCTGCCTTTTGAGGAGGAGAAGGAGGGCGAGATATTGCAGGGGAAACTGGTGGCGACAATTGTCGCATGCTCTTAGTGACACTAGCAATTATCTCATTCCAAGTTTTCTCATCCAATGTAACCCAATACCGATTTGGCTCGGCAGCAGGGAGTATTGTAACAGGGCGATGCGAAACGCCCTCCATTTCAGCATTGAAATAAAACTTGCCATCCCGTATCAACTGAGCAGGAGTAACAGAGATGGGTGCGACATGTGAAGGTACAACGTAATTTTCGTCAGAAGGGACCCCGACGATGGGAACGGGCGGAGCGCCAGTAATGAAGTAAGGGGAAACAATGGAATCAGGAGAAGGGAGAAGATACTCTTCGGCCGGATAATACATAATACCATCAACAAACGTAACGTCAGAAAAGGCAGAAAGGCTGGTGTGACGAGACATGATAAATAAATAAAACCCCCTCACAACTACAAAGACCCAAACATGCCACGGCCTGCAGCCTCAATGTGCACGATAACATCGAACACATATCTTCCAGCAGGGAGGCCGGACGCTGTTCCTGCGGGCTGATTCTGAAGCCCAATCTGAAGACAAGGAGCATGCAGCCCAGGCAGGCTTGCATGCAGCGAATCAGATACAGGACGGCCAGACGGCCACGGAACACTGACCTCTGCCACCTGGGGAACGGTGACGTTGGAGCGCCACACCCACATGGCATTCGGTGCTCGGAGAGACACGGCAGTGTGGGTGCGTGCGACAGTGCCATTCATCGCAGGGAGTGTGCACCATATGCCCGCGAACCAGTTACAGTCATGAGGAAGGGGAGGGGCACGAATGGAAACCGATTTTATTTTAGAAACTGTAAACGCAGAAAGGGGAGGGTTAAAAACGATATCACGAAGAGGAAAATTCGAAAAGGCGCCAGGCACGGCATTCGCCGCGCCCAACGTGATTTGGCCTGCTATATAATACTCCTCGACTACATCAGGGGTAACAAACGTGGTGGGCGCAGCGACCATTGTCGTAGTAACTACACCATCTTGACCCACGGTGTCCACTGGAGCAGGAGGAGCAGAAGTCAAGAAGCCAAAGTAAGAACCAATTGAGCGAAAGACAGACATGTTTATGTTAGTGGCAGGATGAGGAGATAAACCCCCTCATACGCGCACAATAGAGACAATAGCCCGATGAGTCGAAGGAAAAGAAAAGGAATCAATAAGCATAATATCCGAGAATTGGCACAACGCATACGGAACGTTTACGACGATCGACGTGCTAGCATTCGATACACAAATGGTCATGGGGCTTTGCCAGTGCATTTTGACAGGGGTGAACGTATCAAAGTGGATTCCGGGGGCATGCGCAGTAACCTTAACCACCGCCCGAAATTCCGGCGGTAGAATATACTCAATGTTCTCATCGTTTACGGCACTTGGAAAATCAAACACGCCGAACGAATTATAAAAGGAAGGAGACAAGTCCAAATACAACTTAAATGAATGACGGCTTATCATTGTCCACATCAGTGGTCGCCTATTGTTTCCAGTTCCAAATGTCCCAGCAGCCTCTAACACGGTCAAATCACGGCCACACACGTGGGCACATGCGGATTCGAATCTTGCGCCTTGAGCGGTTACAATCGTCCGGACCTCGTCGTGCGCCATCCCGGCCTTGCACTCTCGAGAACCTGTTATAACAGGACAACTTATGTTCGCATTTGATGTAAGCACGAACATGCTCTGACGAACTGGAGACACAGTTCGATAGTGGCCGGGGATCAATCGAAGCAACCGGGCGTATGCCATTGTGTCTTGGGGAACAGTAAACGATGTTGGCAATTCGACCACCTTTTCAGACACATCTCGTGTAAACCTAGACTGTGTGGTCTGCCCGAACCCAAGATCATTCGTTTGGTAAGGATCACCGAAAGCAATAACCTTCTCAGCCAAAGCAAAAATTGCCCTAACGTGCCATTCAGGCAGCAACCACACTTCATCAACTAACAGAATGGCCCCGGACAAATCTTGATCAAACACTTTATGCTGAGTTGACGCTTCCAACGCAACACCTAGGACCGCTGCACGAGATGTCACGTCAGCCAGCAGCTCATTACTCGGCACCACAACATGCACCTTGAACATGCTTGCCAAGGCCAAGTACATTGTAGTTTTTGAACAGCCAGCATTGCCCATTACGATCAGATCCGCGTAACCCATGCGCCTTTTCCGCACACGTGAAAACAAATCATGCTGGCTTGGAGAAAGCAACTGAGAATGAGGATGCTGGCTAAGCACGAATGGCGGCTTCATGGTGGCGGGCCTATCTGCCACATCTAACATCGTTCGAAGTGCATTCACCTGCTCTTCCAAAGGGTCATGCCCGATTATGTGCTGCAGCATCTGAGACGCTGCGGTATAACCTCGGGTATGATACTCAATGTCATGAGTGCGTCGTGATGCGGGAAGCATGAGGGCTCGAGCAGAATAAATGCTCTGAATCGACATTTGAACCAAAAACTGAAAAGGGCGAGGGAGAGCAACGGACAACAAAATAGGAATGGAAATCATGTACGCAATATGTGCTTGCCGATTTTCACGCCGGACTGCAATCCGGTGCAAATCTGGCTGATGTGCACGGGGAAGAGGTTTCGCTTTCCTGCGTGGGCCATCTGCCTGAAACACATGCAACTGATGCAAGACCAGAATCAACATTACCAGAGTGGCGTAAAAGGCAATGATAACAGCAACCTCGTGCACGCCACATGCTGAGGTAATTGGCGCAGAGTCTTGTGGTTGAATGCACGCCAAATCAGGCATTAAGCTTACATCTGTGGCAAAAGGGGGAGGCAAGGCAGGAATAGAAGGAGAGAGGGGTGATGACAACAATAAAGGAGGAACCCCACCTCCAATGAGATTCATAGTAGGAAAAACATAAACACAATACCAACCAAACCAAGCACAGAGGAGATCTAGCAGGAAAGAAAAGAGATAAGCCAATATCGAGGGCATGATTTGATAAAAACCCCCTAAAGACATTCTTCGGGCGCTTCTTGAGTTCCGGTGCCAATCAGCACCCCCAATGCCTGCCTGCACCGCTCGTGAAAACCCAAATTCATGTCTGGATGGCATAACTTCATCATCCGGCGGCCAAACTTTCCCCTCTTGCGGAATACAAACCGAACACAATTATCCATATACGTCTCCACGGGGTCAACATCCTTTCGCCGGTGCCATGATTGGAACCTCATGCGGACCCAAAGCCACAAATTTGGCCACGACCTTGATTTCCACGGGGCACGTGACCCAACAAACCAGTTTGACCGAATGTAATCTGACCAGAGGGGTCGACCTTCATCTGCCCAAACCCGCGCGTGGGTCAATGCCCATGCAATTCGAGTTCGCCAATGATAAAACACAAGGCACCAGTACACCAGGGTCACATGATACCGAGTCAGCACCGAAAAAGCATAATGTGCATAAAAGTATCCACATGCATAGCACAACACCAGTATCCAGGCATATTGAAGTTGCATCGTTGGCCACCCTAGTGCCAGCAACGCTAACTCCATAATCCAGCCATAAAAGAAACCAAGCTGCCACCATCCGAATATGCGGAGCCGATGAAGAAATCCGAGCATCACAAACATATGCATCGAGCCTGCAACATACTGGGCCTGGACCAGCGATTCAACGAACGCAGACAGCATCCATGAGCAAAACAACACAAGCTCAATTGATATACCTAGGCTATCCCCGACAATGGACCACAATTCATGTGCGTCAAGGAACCACAAGTACACCAACCAAGATAAAAGGAGAGCCAGTCCGACTCCAAACAACCACCGGTCGACCAAATATGACCTTTGGCACAAAGTCCCATAAGCTGCATGCTCGACTCTGTTTGACACAACTTTCTTATATTTCGCGGATTTCTCAGCCCGATAGTGAAATGGCAGCAAGAACAGCCTCACGGCGAAATGCATGGCCAGCCACAGGTACAACGCTAGCCAGGGCCGCTCAAACCACAGCAAGCACAACACTGCAGGCAGAGAAGAAAAAAAAAAGCAACCGGCCCGAGCAACCGCAAATATACAAGCAAAAACCGCTGCACGTCAGCCAAAATCTGCTCCGCACGTGCGACCACAGTCGCTTGGATAACCGACCTCCTCTCATTTGCATATGCCAACAGCATACAAATGATGGCAACCGCAGTCAATTTCGCCGCACTACCGTACAAACCCGCCGACAGTGTCTGATGCCACGAATGTTTCCCGCGCACGACCACCACATGTGCTCCGACGATCATCAATGACAATTCACCGCCGGTGCGTCGAACGCCAAACTTTGCGGCTGCCGATCGTATTTCGGGGGCACTCATGTGGAAAGCACCTGAAAATTTTGAAGAGCGATCAGCGGCCCGCACATCCGGATGGACGCCATGCCTTAGTCGAAATAATGCCACATAATTCATGACCTCATCGACTGGTACATCAGCAATGAATGCTATTGCAGCAGGAGCGCACCGGTCGCGCAAATCTTCAAACACCACTTCATACTTTCGAATGGTGCGCAACACCGGCATGTACATCGCCGGCACTTTCGACGGCCGAAGCGACGAATAGTAGGCAGCTGGGGAACTGGCCAGCGTTTGCACAGCCGACACGATGTCATGCGCATTGGCATAATCAAGCGAATGCTTGGCCATCAACGCGCACACCAACTCTTCATGCTCTCGATCATTGCACTCGAGATGATGATCGTGAAACGCAATGCACTCGTTGACAGAGTTGTCGCGCTTAGTCATTCGCATAGTATATTTTGCGAGTGCTCTTGCAGGGTCCATAAACGAGCGCCCAGTTGACGTCCAGATCCGGTTTGCAAAGTCCAAATAGGGCAAATACTCAATTTTTTGAGTGACCCCAGTCTCTTTGACCATGTTTATGGCCAATTTCAGCCGCGGGAGAGGAGGAACGGTTGTATTGTCGTCCCCCTTTCCCAAAAACATGGTGCATTTCGAGAAATCGAAGGTGCAAACAGATGTACCGGTTGACATGAGAAAATTGAACAAGGCCGTTCCTGGTTCTCCGGAGAAAAGCCGCTCAATAACTTCAAACATGAGCCCAAGGATGGTGAGCCCTTTACAACTGCGCCTGACCCGCGACAACAAATAAAAGGTGATGATGGTATCCTCAAACCCGAGGAATTTCAACACTTTAGCAATGAAATAACGATGCACATTGGTGTGGCTAGAGTCCTGTTGTTTTAGATCAATAGACATACATGCGGCAGCCCGATGTGCACCAGTCGACCTAACAGCATCGTCAAGCTGCTCGGCAGAATAGCCTGAATCATAGATCATCCCAGGTTTGAACATTGATTGCATGATCTTCGTAGCTTGAACGATCAGGGGGCATACGGTTGCGTTCATTAGTTTGTTGGTGGCCAATATGCCTTGCCCACACTCCGTACAAAAGCCAAAAGCACCAAACTTGGGCTTACATTGGCATTTTAGGAAATACTCATTTTGAAGAGGGCGGCCGGAATCGATGAACGGCAGTTGCTCGGCCACCTGCGCAATGCGCAGAGCCTTTGCCCGCCCAAACCAATGGGAAAACATTGCCGCAACAGAGGGGATAGCCACCACGCATTCAGGCCTTATGAATGCGGCGACCCACCTATCAAACATCAAATCCGCGAGCACAAATGCCCGCTTATTCGGGATAGATACATTCTGCGGCTTGGTGTATCTGTCAAAAACCGCCAAGATTGATGCAAGCACCTCTGAATTAGAAAAGGGGTACCCGATATGATGGTAGATCGTGGGCTCATGGAGGTCTGCGGCTTGTACCCACTCTGGTACACGAATTCGACACGCCGGGTCAGGTTTTGTAAACCTGATCATTGTCTTATCCCGAGTCAGTTCACTGGGCTGCGGAGGTTCAGGATGTAATGCGTACAACGCCTCAGCCAACGACGGTGTCAAGACGTTCAAGGTTGGGCACACACTGAATAACTCGTCATCAGATTCAACGACAATTGGGCGGCCAGCAAAACTCAAATGAGTCTGCACAACCTCGAACTCAGAATTGAGGTTAAAGGGAAGAGCGGGCTCCTCATTGTCGAAGTCATCCATTGACGTAAATCCATGTGCAACTAGTGCAAGTCGACTGCCAAATACAGTGGCCCCGCGCCTGACAATCTGATTCTGGCGAATTCCGGCCCTATTCATGGCTTGGACAAGCGGCGAATTGTTACGTGTTCCGGCGGGCACCGTGATTGTGATCGTATTTTGACATCGAGTGAGGGCAAGCATGAGTGCATACGGATTTTGTGCAAACGCTTGCTCATCCCCGGGAAACAGATGAAGATACACGTTTGCACTATCAGTGCCCTGCGCAGAGTCGATCGTGATGGTACCATTGAAAATGTTTGTGTTTGCCCTGTGAAATGTGAGGTGAAGTCCGGGTCGTTGCGCATTTGCCACCTGTATATTGTTCACACCTGGCTGCGTTGTAACAAATTGAACTCCCGGCATAAACGCAGGGCCAAACTCTTGAGCGTAAACCGGGATAGCAGTATTATTGACCAGATTGGTAATATCTTGGCCAAACCGATGAATTGTGTGGCACATCACTACATGGTCACAGGGCACTATGTCATGTGAGAACCGTACTCCAAGGTTGCCATTGTATCTGCGTTGATCCGGTGAACCGAGCGCCACCACCGGAATATTCAATGATGCAAGCGTCAATACATGCCCGGCCGGAAATTGGTATACCTCGTCAATTATGATGCATGTGGAAGCCCGGACCATATGAATGTTAGCCAGCGCTTGATCAAGCGTAAAAACCGGGTGCCCAGGATAAACCGCTTGCCAATGTGCCTGAAGTTCATTCGTCGGTACAACCACGCACGACCCTGGAGGGGCAATGCGTCGGGCATGGGTTGACTTTCCGGTGCCAGCAGGGCCGACGATGAGCAAATCGACACAAGACTGCGGGTCCCAATCCCAATTCATGACTGCGCGTTGCTGGAGCATTGTGAGATTAGTTACCGCAAGCCCATTCAGCGCAGCCAACGCGTTGATATGATTGTTCTGCGGATCAAAAACATTGATCAACCGACCGCCCCGCCTTGCAGGGACACCGTTGAGCCCAGCGAGCCATGGTTCCCCTTGCATTGGCCAAGCTTGATCTATTTGGGGGTATCCTAGACGAGCTGGGACGAATTGTGCATATGCCGGAGGGGCGTTCGCGCCGGGCGGCGGCGCATTCACCAGAGGAGCGATCGGTTGAGGGAGAGCTTGGCCATTGCTTCCATTTGCCACTTCGACGTGAACGGGCAGACTGGTGGTTTGAGCCAAAGAACGGGCAGATCGAGAGTCCAATTGGTCTGCCAACCAATCGCCGACCGTTCGGGCCGAAGTTGTAGTTTGTTCACCTCGGAGATATGCCAAAGCGCGGCCAACCAAATCGGGTTCAAGATTAGCTTCCGCCCGACGAGCGGAAGTCGATAGTTGCGTGTTTACCGTGTCCAAGTACCGTTGTCCAAGTGTGGTCCTGTGCATCATCTTCTGCACATCAATGCAGGCGGCCATTGCAACAGAGATACGTTGGTCAGTTGTGAGCGACCACCTGTCCGTATATTTGTCGTCACCCAACACTATCGCTGGCGTCAATACAGAGACGCGCTCTAGTGCAGCTTTGAACAGATTTGCAGCAAACTTGTCATGGTGGGTGGTAAGGTATGCCACAAGCCTATCGAAATGGGACGCCGATGTTAAGAAAGCCGGTATGCCTGCCGTATCACCCTCAATGTATGCGTATTTGTCCAAAAAGGTGCGAAGCAGCATAGGGTAATGTTCTGAGCCGTTTTCATCTCCTGTCAACGTAAACCGATAGCAGACAGCGGACCCAAATTGATACAACACTTCAGCGAACAACGGGAGATCCTTAAACCCAGACATCCATGTACGGAGTTTCGCTACATCATGTGAGTACCCCGCATCGCCGAACCCAGGATTACATTGCGCCCGATCCGGTTTTCCCTGTTCCTTCACGATTTTCCAAATAGCGCCAGTGTCAACCTCTTGAAACGCGTCGACATAGTCCAAGCCGATGGGTACCTCGATGTTGACTATGGCAATTGATGAGCCATGTGCGCGCATCATTTGCACCAACGTTGCGGGTGTTTCGTCCTGGAGAGAAAAGGACGAATATAACACACGCCCCTGGACCTGACAATTTTGACCGTGATTGTTGCACATCCACACCGGATTAGGATACTGCTGATTACCGCGCGCAAGCAAATCCTGTTGATGAGGGTGGTTAGGCCGATTTGCAGCAATATTAGCCGCTAGCAATGCTCGAGACCGATCTCGTCCGTCAATATTCGGGGAACAAGAATGATGAGCGCATTGATCAGGGCGTGCTGCCATTCGCGTTAGCGCAGGCCCAACTTCGATTATGTTGTCCTGACCATATGTATCAAACACGAATTTGTCCGTTAATCGCCGGAAAGTATCCAAAGCCGGGTGGGTAGAGCTCGACCCAGACTGGTCGAGCTGGTATTGTCCAAAAAGCGCAAACAACGCCTTAGCTGCACCGCTAGGAAGGTTCCTGGGGACGCGAACAGACGGAATTTGCGAAATCTGGCGGATGACGCCGTTGATGATTGAGGAGAACTGTGTATCATAAGCATCAGCCGATGTTGTTCCAGCCTCTTTAGGGAGGGGGAACAACGATAGAGACGAGGGGAAGAGCCTTCCGAAAACTCCAGCCATTGGGGCAAACTGCGACCAGCTGGGAGAAACCTATAGGGGACTATAGGGTCAAGTTTCGGGAAGTGTTTATGCA